GTTGCGCCTCATTTCGATAAAAGCGCATGAGTCATTTTTAAACGATCGTTTTACTTTTTCTATGCAAATTGAACAAATCAAAACCGAGGATCTCATTCCTTACGCCAGGAACACCCGCACCCACTCGCCAGAACAGGTATCGCAGATCGCCGGATCAATCCGCGAGTTTGGATTTACGAACCCGGTTTTGATCGACGCAGAAAACGGTATCATCGCTGGGCATGGTCGAGTGATGGCCGCAAGCAAGCTCGGACTGGCGAAGGTGCCATGCATCCGCCTGGCACACATGACCGACACCCAGAAACGAGCCTACATCATCGCTGACAACAAGCTCGCGCTGAACGCAGGCTGGGACGAGGCGATGCTCGGCATCGAGCTGGCGGATCTAAGGGAGGCGGACTTCGACCTCGGGCTTCTAGGATTTGATGGCGATGCGATCGAAGGCTTTCTCAACCCAGAAGAACCAGACTTCGCACCGGGTAGCGAAGATGACCAAGGCAAACTGGATGAGAAATCACCGATAGAATGCCCGCACTGTCACAAGTTTTTCACGCCATGAAGCCGGTTCTCAAGATTGATTGGGCAACGCATGAGGCAGCGAAATATGCTTGCGAGAATTGGCATTATAGCGGAACAAAGCCAGCGAACAAATCAAACTGTTTTGGAGTTTGGGAGGATGGAAAATATATTGGTGCTGTGATTTTTGGGTTAGGCGCAAGTCCGGGACTCGGAAAACCTTATGGATTAGGAATCTTCGAAGTTTGTGAATTAACCAGAGTCGCATTGACGAAGCACAAAACAGAGGTCAGCAGAATCCTCGCTATTTGTTTTAAGACTGCTCAAAAAGAAAAACAAAGGGACTCGACTATGTGTGTCATTTGCAGATTGTTTCCATGATCATCATGGAGGAATATATCAAGCAGGCGGATGGATATATTCAGGAAAAAGCGCAACATCAACTATTTGGAAGCTTCCTAATGGAACTCTTGCCGATCCCAGAAGATTCAATGGTCATGGACATAACAAACCAAGCAAGGTTCCAAAAGGATCGGTTTTAATTAAAACACCCGGGAAGCATCGTTATTTAATGCCACTTGACAATAAGATGAAAAAGCAGATTCTCCCCTTGGCGAAAGCCTACCCAAAACGCGCCGGAAGTGATACTTCGGACACGCCAGCTTTCCAAGCTGGAGAGGGCGGTTCACTACCGACCCCGGCGCTCCATTCTCAAACTTCGCCTAAACCATGAGCGTGAAGAAGTCACCAGCGAAGAAGTTTGTTAAGGCCACACCGGCGAAGCCTGCCGCGCCCAAGGCAGCGCAGGCGGACACCACGCAACTCTGCCGATTATTCAATCTGACCAGCGCTCGGATAGGCCAGTTGGCCAAGGATGGGATTATCTTTAAGACTGACCGGAATCAATTTGACCTGTGGCGAAGCGTCCGTGGATACATTGAATTTCTACAGAAGAACAAGACCGAAGGCGCATCAGGTGTTGAACGCAGCGGCGTCACCGGAGATGCACAGGAACTTACCGAGCTTGTGCGGCAGGTAAAGGCCGCTAGGACTTACAATGACGCAAGAACCCTTAAGGTTCAAATCGATGCTCTTCGCGCAGGCTACGCTCTTGAGGTTGAGCAGGAACGCTACATCTCAATGGTGCAGATTGAAGATGGCATGGATGGAATCGCTGCCGTTGTTCGCAACTCAATCAAAAGACTTGAGGCCGATCTTCCACCGATGCTTGAAGGGCTTGATGCTGCGGCAATGAAGAAACTCATCAGCGAAAAAACAGTAATCGTAATCCAAACAATTTATGACGAAGGGCAACGAATCGGAGCGTCTTCACTCGGCGAAAGTTAGCAGAGTCAAGTTGGCATTCTTTCGCAACTTTCGTCCACCATCGACACTAACTCCAAGTCAATGGGCAAGCGATCGAGTTGCCATCATGGATGGATTAACTCCAAGATTTCACGCGAACAATGCGCCTTGGCAAAGAGAACCATTGGAGGTGCTGGCAGATCCAGAAATCAAAGAGGCTGTTTTTCTTGCGCCGATTGGAACAGGCAAGACCACATTCATGGAGGCAGGACTCTGTTACATCATTGCGGAAGATCCTGGGCCAACCTTGCTCGTCGGCCAAACCGATGATGACTTGAAAGATTGGGCTGAGACTCGGATGGATTACGCGATCCACAACACGCCGGAAACCGCGGCGCTCCTGCCGAAGGACAGGCACAAGAAGCGGAAGATGGAAATCCTTTTTCCATCCATGTCATTGTTCCTGACTGGCGCAAACCTCTCAGGACTACAAAGCAAATCAATGCGCCGAGTATTTTGCGACGAGGCATGGCAGTACAAGCCAGGCATGTTGAATGAGGCTCGCGGTCGATTGCATGATCGTTGGAACCGTCAATTCTTCATCCTGTCGCAGGCCGGAACAAAAGGGGACGATCTCGACAAGGCGTGGCAACAAACTGACCAGAGGGAATTCTCATTTCCCTGCCCAACATGCACAACGATCCAGCCGTGGAAGTGGTGCAACGTGGCGATCGATGACGACGAGGAAATGTCGCTTCTCAATCGAGCGCAAACCGCCAAGCTCAAATGCGACAACCCAGACTGCGACTGGACATGCGCGGACAATACGCAGCAGCGCCGAGCATTGGCAGAGTCAGCGTCCTATATCTCGACATCCAGCGGTCTACCGGGTCACGTCGGTTTCCATTACAACGTCCTTTGCAACTGGCGCAAACCACTCTGGGAAATTGCATTGCTGAACTTGGAAGCAAAGGCCGCGATGAAGGTCGGCAACATTGATCCGCTGCGGCAGTTCATTCAGAAAAGGTTGGCCGAGAGTTGGGAAGAGGATCTGACAGACAACCGCCAGGCACTCGTCGGCGATGGATATCGACTAGGAGAATTCTCTCAAGGTCAACTAGTCGAGAATGAAACCTATCGCTTTATAACGGTAGACGTTCAACGTGATCACTTCTGGGTTGTCTGCCGAGCATGGCGATCGGATGGATCATCACGCTTGCTGTTCTTCGGGCGCATGGAAACGTATGACCAGATCGAGGAACTGCGCCGGCGCATGAAGGTTTCTCCCAAGATGACATTCGTAGATGCTCAGTACAACACGGACCAGGTATACTGCGCGACTGCATCGAATGACTGGACCGCGCTGCATGGATCTGGACAGGCATCGTTCGCGTACAAGAAGCAAAATGGTGACATCATCCATCGACCATTTTCAAAATTCTCTGAAGCATCCGCCACCAATGGACGCAAGGCACGCTATGCATTCTGGGCATCCGATCGGATTAAAGACATCCTGCACGCTCATCGAACTGGACAGGCTCAGTCATGGGAAATACCAGACGATGCACCGGAAGAATACCTCAAGCAGATCGACTCGGAAGCAAAGCGTGAGATCGTCAATGGCAAGACCAAACAAGTCGAATATCGCTGGGTCAAAGTACGTCGAGACAACCACGGATGGGATGTCGAGGCGATGCAGATCGTGGCTGCGTTGATGCTCAAGATCATTCCCGGCTTCGATGTTTGACATCCGCTGCCATTTGAATGGCGGCAACCGTATATAGCACTGCGCACAACCTATTCCAGTGGGCCTATGGTGATGCTTCGCGCGTGGCAGATATCCGCGCTGCATTCGATGATGCTATCTCTGGCGGTGCATTAACGAAGGGCGGCATGGATTCCATCACCAGCGCAGGAAAGAATGGCGTTACTATGGCAAAGGTGATCGGACTTGATGAGTCATCGAGGCAGACCGCACTACGTCTTGCACTCGCTTGGCTGAATCAAGGATTTGCTCCAGGCACTCGATCGCGTGGTCTCTTTTGACATCCGCGATTGAGCGATGGCAATTCTTGATCAATGGGGCAACACGGCGGTGATGCAAGCGGCACGTTCCGCAAACCGTTGGTCGAGGGATCGTCCTTGGGAACCGGTCGAGTTGAAGGACATTGGCAAGCTGGTGCCATACAATGATCGGCACACTTTGCTATCAGCATCGCGCAGACTCTTCCTCAATCTCGGGCCTGCGCGTGGCGCCATCGAACAAAAGGCAATGTATGCAGTCGGTCGAGCCTGGGCGCCTAAATTTACCGGTCTGGATACCGAATTCGGTAAGATCGCTGCCGATTGGCTCAAAAACCAATGGTACGCGATTGGCGATGTTCGCGGCGGAATGCACGATTTCAAGACATCGCTTTATTTGCTCTCGACTGCAATCGACCGTGATGGTGAAGCATTCATTTTGCTTACCCAAACGCCAGATGGTTATCCGCGTTATCAGCACATTCCATCACATCGCATCGGCACACCGAGAGAACTGAATGCCTATCAAGACACCATTCAATTTCACGGCGGCACGCTAATTGACGGTATCGTCTACTATGCGAGCGGAGCGCCAAAGGAATACATTGTACTCGATGACGAAAATAACGCAGCCGAATATCTCGATGCTGCCAACGTGATTCACCTTTACGATCCATCGTGGCAAGAACAGGGTCGAGGATTACCTGCTTTTACCCATGCTCTCAACGATCTTCGCGACATGCTCCAGTCGCACGACTGGGAGCGCCTCGCGCAGATGATGCTTTCTAGCATTGGACTGATCGAATACAACGAACACGGAGGACCAGATCCTGATGATCCTGGCAACATCCTTGTGGGTGATAGCACGACCGGACAAGGCATGACCTACGAGACGATGGACGGTGGCGCTATTCGTTATTTCAAATCAAACTCCGGCGGCAAACTTGAGACGATCAAATCGGATCGTCCAGGTGATGTTTGGGAATCGTTCCACGATCGCATCATCCGCTCCGCGCTTGCCGGTATCAATTGGCCGTACTCGCTAGTCTGGAAACCAACCGGACAAGGAACGGCGGAGCGCAGTGAAATTGGCAAAGCTCAACGCGCTGTCGAGGATCGGCAAGACATCTTAGCGTATGCAGCCAATCGTATGGTTGGATATGCAGTCGCAAAAGCTCAGAAACAAGGAATCCTGCCACAATCGGAAGACTGGTGGAGATGGGAATTTACTTATCCTGCGAAACTCACGATCGACGATGGCCGAGTCAGCAAAGAGCTGGAAGCGATGTGGAAAATCGGAGCCAGGAACATGCGCGACATTGTCGGCATGATGGGCAAATCGCTCGAGGAACATTTGATGGAACGCGCCGAGGAAGTCGCACTTCGCAAACTGGCAGCAGAAACCGCTGCGAAGAAATACGGCGTCACGATCGAGGACCGCGAAATGTCGATGCTTACGCCAAACGAAACTGCACCAACAGAAGTATTCAATGCCTAATCCATCAATAATCTGCGACATCGACGGCACTCTATTCAATGGAGAATCACCGATTCAAGAAGTCATCACCTATCTCAAGGATGAGTCGATGGATCACGACGTCATCATCGTCAGTGGACGCCAAGATTCACAGATGCAGGCGACGCGTGATTTGCTCAATGCGCATGATGTTCCGCATTCGCAGATCCATCTCAGTGATTTTCCACAAGGTGCCGAGGTTCAATTCAAGAAATACAAGGCTAAAAAGCTGATAGATGAAGGGTATGATATTGTTGAGGCAATCGACAATGATGCTCGTGCGCGTGATGCGTACTCATCTTTGGGAATTGAGGAAGTGATCGACCCGGCTGAGATCGTAAAGGAATACCAAACGATCGAAGATGCAATTGATGCTGTTGATCTCAAACCAACCGCGGCAATGGCAGCAGAAGCATCTCGTGGATTGCAATGGAGGCAAGAATTCAATCGAGGTGGAACAGCTATCGGAGTCGCTCGTGCTCGCGATATTTCAAATCGAGTCAATCTTTCTGAAGAAACTATTGGCCGAATGGTTAGTTTCTTCGCGCGACATGAAGTTGACAAGCAAGCATCTGGATTCTCGCCTGGCGAGGATGGTTATCCATCAGCAGGAAGAATCGCCTGGGCGCTATGGGGTGGAGATCCCGGCAAATCATGGGCCGAAACTCGACTCAAACAAATTAACGCTCAACTCAATCAATCAAAACCTATGGACTACCTTTCAATCGAAAACAAAGTCGGCAAAGTGAAGCTCAATGAAGCTGTCACGCCATATTCAATCGACACCATCATCGAGGAGATGGGCCGTCTCTACGGTGAAAACGCAATCGGGACAGAGATCGCAGGCGTGACTGCAAGCGCAGATGGCGCTCTTGAGGAGGTAATCATGGAGATCAACTCTGGCGGTGGATCTGTGCTGGATGGATACCGGCTATACTATGCAATCCTTGCCATGCGTGATCGCGGCGTGAAAGTCACCGCGATCATCAACTCACTTGCAGCTTCGATGGCATCGGTGATCGCTATGGCAGCGGATGAAATTCACATGGTCAAGGGTGGGCAGATGATGATTCACGACGCGTCTCTCAACTCCAGCGGCAATGCAAGCGAGCATCTGCAAGTATCAGAATTTCTTGATGGGATTTCTGACGAAATCGCAGACATCTATTCTGGCAAGTCTGGCATGGAAAAAGAAGTGATTCGCAAAATGATGAAGAGCGAAACTTGGCTTAATGCAGATAAGGCATTTGCGATGGGCTTGGTAGACAAGGTGATTGGTCCAAAATTTGACATGCCAACCAAGGCAAGTATGAGCATCCTCGACAAACTTTTGCCAAACGCAGAACTTGCTTCCAAGATTGAAGCAAAAGATAGCGAGATCAAATCGCTTGAAGCATTAATTTCCGAAGCCACCGCAAAATTTGCAATGGTTGAAACCGAATTGCAAAATGCAGTGACTGAACTCATTTCAGCAAAAGCTGAACTCGACGAAAAGACTAAAGCTCTGAAAGAAGCAGAGGAAAAAATCGCCGAGCAAGAATCCAGCATCACCGAACTGACTGAAAAGTCGGAAGCATCTACTGAAAAAATCTCGCTAGAAGCATCTCGCTTGCTCGCTGCCACAGGTCACCCAACTCCAGTTGCTGAAATCGCAGACGATGCAACTGCTCAAGTTGATCACTTTGCAATCATGTCCAAGCTATCACCTGAAGATCGCTCTGATTACTACACCAAAAACCGCTCAAAAATTCTCAGTCTCTAACTAACAAATACAATGGCTACCGTTTCATTCAACGACACGATCTTTGCACAAGAAGCACTCAATGCTTTCAATGCTGCATTGTCACCAATCAGCGCATTCTCGCGCAACATCAGCAGCGAAGCACGCAATAAAGGCGACGCAATCGTTGTTCCGTTCATCTCCGCGCTCACTGCAACGACTTTCAATGCCACCTCTGCCAACTATCAAACTGGCGGCGGCGCAGTGACTAGCAACACGGTCAACTTGAATCAGCATAACATCGTCACGATGGATCTGACTGACATCCAAGTTGCCAACTCGTCCGGCGCTCGCTTCGACGCAATCGCAACCCAAGCAGGCCGCGCACTTGCTGCAAAGGTTCTTGAAAACATCTGGAAGGTCATCACCACCAGCAACTATGGTGCTGCAACGGTTACAACCTCGGAAGCAAGCTACACGCTCACTCAGATCATCGCATTCCGTAAGCAGCTCTCACTCAATAATGTCCCTCTCGACATGATTAGCTGCTTCTTCAACCCAGTGGTCGGCGCTGCACTTCTTGGATCTTCCAACGTATTGCAAGCCTACGCGCTCGGCGACAACACAGCTGTTCGCAGCGGTTCACTTGGCAAGCTCGTTGGATTCGACACTTACGAAACCAACATCCTTCCAACTGCTTCGACCTCGCTTGTCTCGTTCGCTGCTCACCCTGACTCGATCAACCTGGCAATGCGCTATCTCGCTCCGCAAGATACTTCGATGTATCTAGCAGCCGAGCAAGTCAGCGCACCGAACGGGATCACGATGGGCTATCGTCGCAGCTTTGACCCAGCCAAGGGCATCCACTACGGAGCATTTGAGTGCTTCTACGGTGTCGCCACTGGCTTGACTCTCGGCTTGGTCCTCGGCACTAAGCCATAAGATTCTCCCTGGTATTGGTTCTGGCATCAACCCCACTCTGGAAATTTCCGGGGTGGGGTTTTTGACATCTGCGAATTGTCAGATGCAAAATGAACTCAGCCTCTGCATAATTGCAGGCAATTCGGAAAGCGTGATCCGTAGGTTTCTCGCCTACTTCTCGCCACTCGCCAGCGAAATCAACGTGGTCATTGCTCCAGGCAATCGCGAGCCAGATCAGACCGAGCAGATTTGCTTGGATGCCGGCTGCAATGTCCAGCGATACCCGAACAAAATTGACTGGCCGCACGTCGATAACTTCGGCGCAGCTCGGAATCAGGCCACGCAAATGGCGACAAAGCCTTGGGTGATGTGGGCCGACACTGACGACATGATCGACGCGGAATCCATCCAGCAGATTCACTCGCTGCTAAAGGATCTGGACGGCAAAGAGATTGATGGCGTTCTGATGCCATACGTCGTACCGGAGGACGGCGTCATCAACTGGCGTGAGCGGATTTGGCGTCGCGGCACCGCTGAGTGGCAGCATCCGATCCATGAATGTTTGAAATTTTCGGAAGACGCAAAGCTCATTCGATTCGACTCGGCCAAGATCACGCACGAATCAGAGAAGCGATCCGCAGCCAGGGATGAGCGCAACTTGAGAATCTTGCAATCCATCGCGCCGGAAGACCGGACGATCTCGCAAAAATTCCACATCTTTCAAAGTCTGATCGCGCTTGATCGAAATGACGAGGCGATCAAGGCCGCACTGGAATTCGCGCAACTACAAGACACTGGGAAGAATGAGCGATACGAGGCATTTTTCCAACTCGCGCGTCTGGCCGGCGATCCTGCGGTCAAGAAATCGATGCTTCTCCAGGCGCTCGCCACCGATCCAACTCGGCCAGAGGCATACGGCGAACTCGGACTAGCATCCGTCCCAGACGATCCTACCGCTGCACTCGGATGGACCGAGGCCATGCTTGCGTTCAAACTGCCACAGGAGGCGCCTTGGAATCTCAGGCGCACATATTACGGACACTTGGGCAAAAGCCTGCGCAGCATGGCGCTGAGACGCAATGGACGCGATGCGGAAGCTGACGCACTCCAAGACAACCATTTCATCAAAAGCGGGGCCAAGATTTCACTCTTGCATGCCACTCGCGGACGACCGGCACTTGCATGGCGTCAGCGCATGGACTGGCTACGCATGGCAAGCGATCCAGATTCCATCGAGCATATTTTTGCAGTCGATGCAGATGATGAGGAATCAGCAATGCTTTGCATGGCCAAGAGCGTGATCGTCGGCGAATCCGCTGGACCTGTCGCGGCATGGAATCTTGCAGCAAAATTTTCCAAAGGAAAGGTGCTGGTGCAAATGTCGGATGATTTCGAGGCATTCCCCGGGTGGGACAAAGCGATTCTCGATGCTATTGGGCAGACAGAAATCTCGTCGGTTCTCGCGGTAAGCGATGGTCATCGGAAAGACAAGCTGCTCTGCATGGCGATTGTGACTCGCAAGCGATACGAGGACCAAGGCTATCTATTCCATCCAGAATTCTTTAGCATGTATTCTGATGACTGGTTCACCTATTGCGCCTATCGCGACAATGTAGTGATCGATGCGAGTGATTCAATTACCTTCCTGCATCATCACCCAGCATTCGGTGCAGGTGAAATGGATGAAACCTATGCAAGATCCAATTCCGACGATAACTACAAGCGGGGCGAAGCGATTCTCGACCGACTGAAGAATGAAGTGAAGATCGCGTCAGATGTTCCTGGCTGGTGCGACTACAAGGCATTCTATTCAGCGATTGCGAAGGCAATTCCAGATGGCGGAACGTTCGTCGAAATCGGATCATGGATGGGACAGAGCATTATCCACTTCTGCCAAGAACTTCAGAATCTTGGGAAGATCGTCAAAGTCACATGTATTGACACATTCAGAGGCGAACTCAACCAGTCGACACACATTGCAATCGTCGAGTCGCACGGCGGATCAGTCCTTGATGAATTTAAGCGCAACATCACCGAGGCACACGTCGATCACATGATCAAGATCATCGAGGGAGACAGCGCGGAGTCAGCGGCAAACTTTCCAGACCAATCATGCGATGTGGTCTTCATTGATGCAGCGCACGACTATGACTCGGTAGCCAAAGACATCGCCGCGTGGAAATCAAAAGTGAAACCAAACGGCATTTTCAGCGGCCACGATTATCCATTTGATGACGTTAAAAAAGCCGTCGATGAATACGCGGCCGCAGATGGATGCAAAATCAATCAAATTGGTCGCGTCTGGATCAAAAATATCAGCAAATGAAACTTTCAATTCTTACCCCATCAATTCCGAGTCGGCTGGCGCAAGCCGAAAAGCTCACCGAAAAATTCGACCATCCAGACGTTGAACATCTCATCTTCTGTGACAATCGTAAGCGATCAATCGGTGCAAAACGGCAGGCGCTTGTCGATATTGCTCGCGGCCAATATATCGCATTCGTCGATGACGATGATGATGTCACGCCGGAATACATTCCTCAGCTTTTAAAGGCAATCCAGCAAAGGCCGGATGTCATCACGTTCCAGCAAAAAGCAATCTACAACGGACTGATCTCAACCGTTCATTTTCGGTTGAAAAATCAAGACATGGTTTTCAACCCGGGCGGCATCACCGAGCGTGGAGCATGGCATGTCTGTGCATGGAGGCGCGATTTAGTCGATAGCTGTATGTTTGGCGAATCAAACTACGGAGAGGACTTCATCTGGTGTAATCAGGCAAGGAGACGAGTATCATCAGAGATCCACATTCCCAAGATCCTGCATCGGTACACGCACGATGCCAGCACTACCGCGGCACCGGAAGGTTGACATCACGCAAGGTGCATGAGCATCGTCGATGATTTCCTGTTATCTGGGAATGATGAAGTTGATTCCGCATTTGGTACTTCGACCATGATTTGCTCAGGTCAGACATTCCAAGTGGTGATGAATGACGAGCGCAAATCCTACAAGGGTGCTCTTGGAGGTCTTGAGTCTGACGTGCAAGGCGTGGCAGTTGCACAGCCTGCTGATGTGACCAATCCAAAATCACTCCTTCAGAAACGCTGCACGATCGACGGCGTCTCATATCGCATCGCGGAAGTATCAACTGGCAAAGTGGCGATCTCGTTCACGCTTGCAGATCCAAATGAATCGACATGATCTCGGCGACGATCACACCTAAGTCCGCTGCTTTGTTTAAGCGTCAGATCGCTGAATACGAGCGTAAGATTGGCAAGACTGAACGCGATGCCATGATTGATCTTGGCAAACTATCATCTAAGGAACTCGCAATTCGCGTTCAACCATTCGGAGTATCGGCAAAGGTTGGGAAGAAATTTGAAGCATCAATTCAAGCTCAGGTTCATCGAGCAATCAAGAACGCAAACATTTCCGGCGGATCTCAAAACGCATCACAGGCGCACCAATCTCGCAGAAACTCAAGAGGGCAGGTGTCTCGCGCGCTCACAACTGGCGGACAATTTAAGCGATCACCAATCGAGCTTGCTGATCGATTTGAATTGGCAAAGCAGAAGTCAATCAACGCAGGAATCAGCAAAGGCGCTTGGATCAACGCAGGCGAGAGTCTTGATGGTAAGAAGATATCTGGAATCCCAAAGTGGATTCGTCGGCATGTTAAACGTGGATCATCAAAAATTGATCAAAAGGCATCCGGTATCGTCATTTACCTAACCAATCAAATCACATTCATTGTCAGCGCCATGTCGGATTCAGATATCAACAAGGCGCTCACAACCGCATATCGAAAGAATATCAAGCGCATGCAAACCGCACTCAACAAGGTAAAATGACAACCGAACGACTCGAAAACAATCTCATTGCATATCTTACCGACGTTACACCATCGGATCAAATCTCAATCGTCAGCGAAACGCAGCGTGCCGAGATTGAATTGCCATGCTTGAGTGTTGGAGCTGCATCTTCGGAGCGGTATGCAGTCGCGCTTCCAGGCGTTCTGAAAGTCGGCGTCAACATCACGCTGCGCTGCCATGCCGGCGATGAAGGGGATTCTGACGTTGGATCATGGCAGGATCAAATCGAGACTTTGCTCAACGATCCAAGCGTGATCAAGGAATCATGCACTGAAGGAATTTTGATTCAATTCTGGGATTTCCAAGGCGCTACGACAAGCTGGGACGACTCGATCATGGAGACGCAATACACTGCTGAGTGTCTCGTCATGCGAATTTGACATCTCAGCACAAGCGTATGGCTACACAATTTGGCGCGACTGGATCAAAAGGAGTTTTTGGCATCACTGCTGCTGAAACCGGCATCTTGGCAGACACTGCCACCTACGCTTATAGCCAAGAATCAAAGGTTGTCCGCAACGTCACAGGTGACACGATTGGCAAGACATTCTACGACGAGCGCATTGAGGTTTCGCTTTCTGGATTTGTTCCAGATTCCAGTGCATTCGCGGGAACATTGGCAGCCACAATCACTTTAATCACTGCTCCCACTGATTATCTCAAGGGAACTGTCGGCACCATCACGATCGTCGACTCGGTGACACGCAGCCATACAAGCGAGGATTTCCAAAAGCTGGACATCACCGCCATGAATCACCCGCTCATCACCGCCTGATGAAACTCTTCAAATATGATCATTCCAAGATTCGGCTTCACGTCAATTGACGGAAGCTCTGCCGAGGTGGATAACCCACGCTTGGCAGCAACCATTTACGCGTTTGATGTACCGCTGCATGCGAGCAATCCCTACTCGACTGCTGTCGGCGATGGGATCGATGGCATCCGAGTGACTTGGCATTTTGAGCAATCATCGCCGTGCGGTAATAGTCCGAAGCTGATTGCAAAATACTGGAGCGATCCAAAGTGGATTTCGGCAAACCCAAGTCACCCACTGACTCTCTGCAAAAGCGCATTTGCGCTCTTCGATCACCTTGTCCTAGCGATCAAACAAAACCGCGGATTCCCGCTGCACTTCGGCGCAGCCTGCCGGATCACCAACACCCGCAAGGCCGCAGTCATGCAGGCGCTCGGTCACCCGATCATCGGTTGGTTACGCAATGAAAAGGTGACGACATGGTGCTTCCCAGAAGCTGCGGCAACTGACGCGCTGCTATACGACGACGAGAAGCTCTACGAGCGTCTGCCAGACTCATCCATTGCCTATCTCAAAGGTGCCTTGCTTGGCCATGAAGCGATGACAGTTGCCATGAAGGATATCCAGTTTGCTCGCGTCGAGCATCGCGGCAGAGTAGCCATGATCGGCAAGCACATTCCCAAGAAGCAACTCGATCAAATCGAGAAAATCCTTTTCCGAAAATGACAAACAACATCGACACAGAAGACGCATGGACCGACACGCCACCATCCATCGAGATTGACGGCAAGGTGGTGGATCTTAAACCATTCTCCGAGCGCATCTCGGCATCCGTATCGACCGCGCTCAAACGCATCGGCGGCGAGGCGCCAGACCACTACGCGATTGGCGCATATCTCATCGCTGCTGGTCGGCCACCATTTGAGGCTGCGAAGATCCTGCAATCGCCGGAAGCATCGGCTCACTTTGAGGCTGAGATTCTCGCGATCTCTGAAGGCGACTTTGTCCTGGTCATGGACTACATCAACCGAGTCATTGAACGTCGCAATCTCTCAGCCGTTGAGGTGGCTACGCAGCCGGGAAAGTAAATGGAGATCCAGCCGGCGACTGGTCATGCATGGTTGACATGCTGGCATCAGAATATGGCTGGAGCATCGAAACAATCTCAGGAATACCGATCGATCAAACCAGTCAACTGATCCATGCTCTACTGCATCGTCGAGGCGTTAAGGTATTCCGTAAGCGTTATGAGGTCGAGACTGACATCGAACCACTTGCTGATCGAATCGCGAAGATCATGAGCGCCGTTGACATCATTGAATAAGTATGGCCGGACTGACAGTCAAAATCAAAGGTGATGCCTCGCAATTCGACAAGACGATGTCGGGCGTGAAGGGAACGATCAATAGCATCAAGAGTCCACTCGGCGCGATTACAAAAGCAGGCGCAGCAATCGGTGCAGCATTTACCGCAGCAGCAGGCGCAGTTGCCTATGCAGGATATCGCCTCAACTCGATCGGCGAGGAAGGCCGTGCCAGTGACGCCAAACTAAAGAACGTCGTGCAAACGATGGGCCTATTTGGCAACCAGGCTGATGTCGTCGCAAACCGTCTGCTCGATGTGGCTGACGCAACCGCTCGCAAGATTGGAGTCGATGACGATCTGATTGCATCGACTCAAGCAATCGTCATGTCGTTCGAGGACATCGGCAAAACTGCCGATCAGACGGGCGGTCTATTCGATCAAGTCACCAAGGCCGCGCTAGACATGTCAGTGCTTTTCGGCGGCGATGCTACAAGCTATGCGGTGCAGCTCGGAAAGGCGCTCAGCGATCCAGAGAAGGGACTGACAGCACTCAAAAAGACTGGCGCATTGCTTCGTGCAGATATCGAGCGCATCGGCGGCGAATTCGTTCGCACAGGCGACAAGGGAAAAGCATTCGCCGAAATCATCGGAGCAATCAATCGCCAAGTCAGCGGCCAATCGGAAGCAGTTGCCAAGACATCTGAAAAGATCAAGGTATCACTTGGACAAGTCATAGAGAGCTTCGCAAAACCATTCTCGGAAGGATTCAATGGATTACCTGCTGCGCTGGAAGCTCAATTTCCCGCGATGTCTGCAAAGGCAACGGAACTTGGAAAGGTAGTTGGAGGATCAATTTCACAAGCTATTGCCGGAGACTCGACGAATTTAATTGCAACTGGAATGCTAATTGGCAATTTGATTGGAGGTGGAATTCAAATCGCATTTGACAAGGTCTTCAACGAATTGGGCAAAGGAATTTCAACACGATTAAATGCGTTACTTAGCACGATGCCAATCATGCGTCTTTTAGGTAAAGATCCATTGGGTGCAATCACCGGAACAAGCCAGCAAGCAATTAATGCAGGTCCACAAGCATCAACAAGACACTCGCTGAATATGATGAAAAATCAGTTTGAGCAAGATGTCCAAAATCTTCGCGCAAGCACGATCACCATGACTGCTGCTGGTGGCGATCAATTTCGGCCAGCAAGACCGGGTGAAACATCTATTTTCTCTGATGCTTTTGGAAACAAAGTGGTTCCACTCTTAGAAAAGATTGTCACCAACACTCAACAAACACCATTTCCAGCAAGGTAAGACATGGCAACGACATTCGGAATATTAAGCACTGAACTCTATCGTCAGCCTGGGCTAACGATCAGCATCAACGATAAGAATCAGATCGAGGGGTCTGGTGAATACATTATTGCAAAGGAACAAGTCAATTCTATCTTGGCTAAAGTCTATCCTGGCGCATTTGCCACAACTATCGACGACAACATTCCGACATGGGCTGGCAATCTTCGGGTGGCAAGTCACGACATATCAATCGATGAGGGCGGATTTGCAACAATCAAGATCCAGTTTCTCGCTCCTTCTGGCAATCAGTATGACTCAACATTTCCAAATGTAACCCAGAATGAGCCAACCTATCGACTTGAGGGTCGACTTTCAGAAAAATCACTCACAGAGCATCCAAAATTCAAGGCGCTTGATGAAAGCCAGCAAACCGCACTCAAAGAATTGATTGCAGGAAACATCATCTACGCAGAAGACGCATTTAATCTTGGAACCTATTTTCTATTTTACCCAAGAAAAGAAGATGGATCATCGACAAAATATGCAATTGCACTAGCTGTTGGAGATTCAGTGACATTTGCAAAAATGATTGCAGGCGGGATCACAACTTACGTCTTCCCAACAATCACTTGGACCGAAACATCCGAGGGTAGTTCGCCAATGATATCAGCAGAAATTTCGTCCCTTGGTAAAGTATCAAATCCCAGAGGAAATAAGCCAGAAGCCGATGGCACCCGCAACTGGATGCTGACGAGCGCAAGCCAAGAGCAAAAAGGCACAGAGGACGGAGCGATCTATCAGACGACAGTTGAATGGACGATGTCTGAAGACGGTGGCTGGAACGAATTCCTCTACGAATAATGCAAGCAAAGCACGGACAGATCCAGATTCCAATGCCGACAATCACCGACGATCCTCGGTGGATCGGTAGATTTTCACGCGAGGTTCGCAAATCAATCGCCGCGCTACGTGATAGGCAAGTGACAATTACTGGCCGAGTCAACAATGCAGCCAAGGTTTTGCCGCTACAAATCACAAAGGCTACAAACACGCAAATTTACATCACGGTCGGGCTGGTCAATTACACTTACTACCCAACAATTTCTGGAGTCGCAATCAACAATGATCCAAGGCCATTACTTACGATCAGCGCAAATTCTTACATCTGGATCAAATGCGTTGGAACATTTGGATCGCCAGACACCTACGTTGTCACAATCGAGAAAACAGGCTCATCGACACCTCCAGCCGCATCTGCAATCACGACAACCGGATTCACTTCATGCTTTCTGATAGGCACAGTCGATTTTGCTGGTGGCGTCATCACAGAAATCACAAACATTTTCTCTGGCGGCAATCTCGGCGTTGAGTCATTTGGATCTACCAACATGTGGTGGGCGACATGAGAACTCCAACGATATTCATTCCGCATGGAGATTACGAAGGTTACTTAAATCGTACATTTGGACTGCGTGGATTTCTTGAATTCAGAAATGCGTTTACCACAATCGGAGCTGAGGCATCTCCGATTTATACTGGGATAACCATTGTTCGATCTGGATCTGGTACAAGATCAGTGACAACAGGAGGGATGACTACAACTCAAACTATTAGTTATTCCAAGAGTCATACTTTTGATCGGATTTTATTTACTGATCTATCACTTGATTTTGATAGTGCAACCCAATTCTCTGATGGATCTTACGACGAATGTTTTCCAACAGCATCAATCACTGATGACAAATCATTATTTAAGCATTATGTATTTGGGGTCAATCGAACTGACAGATTAATCGCAGATCCAAAGAGGCATTACTTGTATCTCACCGGATCTAAAGGATTTGCAGGATTCAAGTATGGCACCCAAGTCATCAATTCAGATCCTCCGACTGATTTGACCAAACCATTCACCACAAGCTGTCCATTCTTCGATTATCTTGATCCATTCGGAACTCTGCCAAACGAATACGATCAGTGGAATTGCATCATTGGTGCAGAGCCGGAAACCACTTCTTTCGGCATTGATGTCACAGGTTACTCAGCAACCAAGTGGCGCAACCTCAAAGGAACTTATACGCTAACGGTTAATGATGTCGATATTGATCCATCGTGGGACACCAACTCAGTGGTGCATACTACCGAGTGGACGATCTTTTGACATCTCGCGATCTTTGATGGATCTCACGCAGTCAATTCTCTCCTACGGCCTGCGATCAACGGCCACGCCAACCAGCACGAACGTATTCAACGATGTCGAGGTTGGAGTTGCTCAGACGCAAGAGCGCTTTGCTGATGCCGACGTGATTTACTCGCTCCGTGCTGTCATGGCTGGATCTGCATCGACGCTCAGCATCAGCCAAGTCTACGGAACTTGCACGGCGACGACATTTGTCACAGGAACTGCCCAAGTCGAAACTGCCACGGCTGCTGGCACGATTACGGCATCCGGCAACGCAAGCGTGACAGTGACATCTTCGGTTCTTACTGGATCACCGCTCACTATTTCTGTTCCGGTCATACTTGGCGATACTGCATCGGTCTGGGCAGGCAAGGCTAGAACGGTGCTCGCGGCCAATACAGCGATTGCCGCACTATTCTCGGTCGGAGGAACAACTACCGGGATTTCATTGACGAGATCGTCAGCAACGATTGGTGGGCTATCAATCTATTCAGCTAACGACGCAACTCTTAACATTGCACTTGCCAATGGCACATGCACAGGAATCACCGCAGCTCCCACGTCAGCAAATACGACAGCTGGCGTGGCCACATCTGGAGTTAAACTCTTTGATGGGGATGGCAAAGATTTCGAGGGTAATACGCTTCCAAGCGTGGGCGTGATTTATGCACAATTGATTGTGCTTTCATCTGGTGATGTGACTTTTGCAGATCCATATACCGCTTCAACAAACGATCTTCTTCCGGGAAAGTTTCTTAAATCTTATGATGATGGATATACTGCTAGTGGAAATTTTGTGTTTTCAGATCCACCAGTTGCACCATCTGCTGTTGAATTCACATTCACGGTACTTGCACAATCATAATCATGGCACGACCTGCACAGATCACGCTGCCACCGATCGTCCGTGGCGATACTTGGGATGGTATCTCGGTGAGTCTCTCATCGAGCGGCACCGCTCTTGCTGATTCACTGACGGCCGTCCGCATGATCTTCCACGATGCTGCGGGAGACACCGACACGCTCACATTAACCAGCACAGGCGGAAACATCTCGATCACCTCTGCGGCCAACTGGCAATTCACCGTCAATCCAATTACACCATTTCCGCTCGATCCTGGCACTCAATACTGGAACATCGAGACAACTGACTCTGGCGGGTCGATCAAGACATACCTGGTCGGAACGATTCAAATTCTCAACGATTAGCACATGGCCGAAATAGTCACCGCATCAGTCCAGGCAAATTCTGAAGTCATCACTGCCACGCTGACAAGCGGATCGGAGCAAATGACCGCAGCTATCAATGTGGCTGCGCGTGGCACTACTGGTCCGACTGGTGCAACTGGTGCTACTGGTGCAACAGGAGTTGGGTATTCTGGAATCACTTCGACATCAAACATAACGATCGGCACTGGCGTAAAGACCTTCACATTGACCGGAGGAAATGCCGGCGCATTCATTGCTGGTCAGCGCATCCGCGCTATCCATAGCGACACCCCAACCTACTGGATGGAAGGTTACGCCAACTACATTGGTGGTGGGACTTTGATCCTCACGGTCGATTTGGTAGCTGGCAGCGGTACACACAATGCTTGGAACTTTGCAATTGCTGGGCAAGTTGGTGCAACTGGAGCGACCGGGGCAACAGGCGCAACAGGGCCGCAGGGACCAACTGGACCGGTCTCTTCGGTGGCAGGACGCACTGGCGACGTCACGCTTGCCGTGGCGGATGTCAGTGGCGCAGCACCAACTGCATCGCCAACTTTTACAGGTGCTACAACCGTATCAGGAACCGCAGCGTTCACTAATACCGCTCGCCCAACAGCAGCAAACGTAACTGGTACTCCAGCATCGACTGATTTAATCACTCTTGGTGATACAGATACTCGCTATGGTACACCATATAACCTGCGAGTGCTGACAGATGTTTCGGCAACATCACTCTCATATGTAAATAGCACTGACACTGTTACGCTTCCTGCTGGAACATATTTCTTCCAAGGCAATATGGTTGGTCTAACTGCATCGACGACTGGTGGCATCAATGTCAATTTCTACACAAACTCAGACACCAATACAACTGGCAGTGTAATTTTTCAAAGCTCGTCGGCCAACGGAACTGGATCTACTGCAACTATGACCCCGAGAAATGGAGCAGTATTATTTCAATATCTGGCAAATGCTTTTGCTGATGCTCCATTAAAGGCTTGCTCATCCATATTCAGCGGCACGGTGACTTTCTCAACATCCCAAACAATTACCCCAAGAGTGAGTCAGCGGAGTGTGGCGGATGCAACTAATGCTGCCATTCTGAAAGCTGGATCAATGGTTCGTTTCATCAAAATTGCCTAACACTCATGTACACCTCAATCACTCCCGCCTTCCGCGCTGCCGCTGAGATCGAGAAGATCACTGGCGACACGATCTCGTTCGTCGAAGCTCGCCTCAAGCAACTGTACGAACTCGCTGCTGATCCTGCGGTGCTGGACGTGTTCGGCAAGAACGCAGTGGCTGCGCTTACTGCTTATCGTGCATTTCACTCTGCGCTTACTGTAGCGAATTTTGAGCATACTGCTCCCGCGTTCGATATCAGCATCTACCAGCCGCAACCAGACGGAAGCGTGAAATACATCGCGCCGGTAATCGAACTTGATCAACCTACCGATGAATCCATTTGATCAACTACCACTTGCAGGGAAAGGCATCGTCGGAGTGACTGCGCCACTTGCCAGCATTCTCGCCACGCTCCCGGGTGATCTAAATCCATGGCTGCAAAGCATAGCTCTACTCGCAGGCATCATCGTCTCAGTTCTTTCAGCAGCATCAATCATCCGAAAGAATCTCAAGTAACTATGATCATTCAGTTGAGATCAACGATATGATCAAGGCGCTCATAATCCTCAAGAATCCGAAATAATGAATACTATCACCGAATATCTCAAAATGGAATCCACTTGGCGTGGCATCATCCAACTCGTCACCGCGTTTGGCATCATCCTGCAACCTGCGCAGGCCGCTGCGATCATCGCTGGTGGCACAGCACTCGTCGGACTCATAAACGCTTTTAAACGAAGCTAAATGCCAAGGCGCTCAGTTCCATCTTCGGTGATGATTGGCGGAATAAGATTCCGCATCGTCATCAAGAAAATGGAGAACTGGGGAATGATGCACTTCGACGATCGGGAAATCTGGATCTCGGAAGATGCATTGAAAAACAGGGTGATCCTGATTGATACCATCCGCCATGAAATGCTGCACGCCACGCTATCCATTGCCGGCCACTCCTGGGCGAAGAAGATTGAGGAAGAGCCAATTGTGAGAGCCATTGAACACATCTTTCTGCCAGCGGTCGACGCACTGATGGCAAAACTCAACAAGCTATGAGCTGGAAAAAATTCGTCGTTTGCGGTGATTCTCACGGCTCGCTTGTCTGCGAGAAGTCGAAGAGAAAATTCTTGGACTTTGTCGATGACTGGAAACCACATCACCGCATCCATCTCGGTGATCTGTGGGATTTCTCACCGCTCCGCAAAGGCGCCTCGCAGGAGGAGAAGGCTGATGGGATCGCGGACGACTATGTCGCAGGCATCGAGTTTCTCGACGAGTACAAACCGCATTTCCTAGCCCTCGGCAATCACGACGACCGGATCTGGATGCACTCGACGCACTGCGCGGATGGCGTCATGCGCGAACGATGCTCGCAGCTCGCTGAGGCGTCCGAGACTGAATTCAAGAAGCGCAAGATCCAGTGGGTGCCGTATCACGTCACGCGCTATCTCCAGATGCCCGAGGGCGGACCGAAACTGATCCACGGATTCCGTTCGACGATGTATCCAGCCCGGGCGCATTTCGAGAACTGGGGGCCGAGTATCTGCGGCCATGTTCACAAGCCGGACACCTATGTTGCCAGGCACATCGACGGACAGGCATCCTACTCGGTCGGGTGCCTTGCAGACATCAGCAAGATGTCCTATGCCGACAGGGCGCCTGCGAAGCTCGCGTGGCGCAAGGGATGGCTCTACGGAATGATCAACGCCAAGACCGGAGCGTGGAACGCCTGGCACGTCATCGAGGAGGGTAGTCAGTGGATCTCACCGCTGGGCATCCTTTGAAGATGTGCAATTTTTCAGTTTATATGGGCAGTTTTTGACGAAAATTTCCCACTTTATCTCCCATATGGAAAAAATTTCCCACTTTTTTACCAGATGAAAACCACCACCAAACAAGCACTCTCTGGCCTAGATTTTGCGATCGCGCAGTGCATGCCACATAATCGCATGCCAGATGAATTCACGCTTGCTGAGTATGTCGTAAAGACTCTCATCAATCGCAGCACCGCACAGCAGCAGCTTGACCGATTGGTTGGTCAAGGATTGCTCACCAAGCGAAAGATCGCGATTGATAGTCGCCTCACCAACCTTTACCGCAAACCGTGATCGCCGAGCGCCTTGCCAAAGCAGCGGAGTCGCAGGTCGGCGTTCGCGAAACGAAGACCAATGGCGGAGAGAAGATCGCCGAGTACCAACGCGCCACATGGCTCCCTGTCGGGCCGTGGCCATGGTGCGCAGCATTTGTCTGCTGGTGCGTCCGTGAGGCAATGGGTGCCGAGCAATACACCTTCCCAAGGCCAGAGACCGCGGGTGCTTGGGATTTCGAGAACTGGTGTCGGAGCGTTGATAATTCCGCGGTGTTGCACAAGCCACACAAGGACGACATCCGGCGCGGTGACATCGTGATATTCACGTTCTCCCACATTGGCATCGCGGTCGGTGACATTGGCAAGGATGGAATCGTGCAGACGATCGAGGGCAACACGAATTCTGAAGGAGCCAGGGAAGGGGATGGCGTCTACCGGAAGCGCAGGCACGCAAGCAAGATTCGGTCGGTGATTCGGTTCATGGTTTAAGAAATCGAGCGATGAAATGCCTTGGCAACTGGCGAAACCCAGATGCCAGAAAACCAATCCTTGAGATGTAATCCAGACAATCCGCGGACTCGGGAGATTGCAACATACCCTTGTCCTGGTTCGCGCGTTGCTCGAATGTCGATCAATGCATTGTCGAGCGTCAGTCCTTGGCTTTTGTGGATTGTCGTCGCCCAAGCTAACTTGAGAGGGATCTGGGTCATCGTTGCTGACTTTTCATCCATCGGATCAAATGACCATGCTTTTGCTTCTAACTTCAATGTCGATCCACTATCGAGTCTCACGGTCACATTGTCATTCGACCAATCAACTACCACTCCCATATCTCCATTGGCAGCAGCAAGCGATTCACCCTCGCCTGCGATATTGCTTGTGACCATAACTCTGGCGCCTCGTTTTATAATCAATGACTCCGGGGTGATCAGATTCTTTCGCAGGAAATCGCAATCAGCCGGCGCACCCTTGAATGTTGCTTTGATTTCTCGGATCTGACCATCAATGGTGCCGAGTTGATATTCATTCCACTTTGCCACCTGTGTATTGTGAGTCATTAATCGCAAGATATCTGACTTGGGAAATCTTGCCACTCGTGGCTTGAGAATGGCAGCACCTGCCTTTGTGATTGATCCTTCGCGGAATTGATTTAGAACATCAACGAACATCGGATCGGCCTGTCTATGCACCGTCTGAAGCGTCACATTGACAAATCCTAGATCATGCCAAGTGTCAGTCTCAAACGCCCAGTCATATCCACCAGTTTTGGCAACCGGAGGGAGTTGCAAGAAGTCGCCGACGCACAGCACTTGAATGCCACCGAATGGTTCTTGAGTGTCTCGGATCTCTCGGCAGATGTAGTCGATGAAATTCAATGTCTTCCCCGGCAACATCGAGATTTCATCAATCACCAATGTCTTGGTCGCTTGAATTCTTGATCTTGTACCATGCCATTGATATCCCTTTGATCGCATGTGATTAAGGTATTCGTCGAATGATTGACCATTTTGTGGGCCGATTCCAATGCCTGCCCATCGGTAGATCGTTGACGTGTCGACATGGCAGCCAAACAACGACGAGAGCTTGTCTCGCAGGTTTAGCGCAGCCACTCCGGTAGTCGCACAGACCTTTAATCCGCGGTCGCCAAGACGTTTGCGGATGATCTCAACTGTGACAGAGGATTTACCTGTGCCGGCAGATCCGGTGAGGAAAACATTTCTGCCTTCATTTACCCTGGCAGTTGCTATTTTCTGGATTGGATCGAGTATCATGGTCATTTGGTGTTTTCAAGCATTCGCATTCATCAATCAGATCGCAGACTTGCTTCACCTTTTGGCGAAAGATGGTTTCATAATTGTCAGCAAAGCGAGATGGATTGTATGGGCGAGGTGCATCACCTTTGCCATTTTGTGCGGTGTTCATTGATTTGATTCTATCGTCCACAATGTCCTCGGAATACTTGTCCTGTGCGTTGGCCATATCCCCAGGCATTGTATGTTAATTTCCCGCGAAGAGAACTATCACGAGCAGGCAATGCTAGTGATTGTGAGCGCTTCCTATCTCTTATTTCCTGCAATTGTCTTTCCAATTCCAAGTCTTGAAGACGTTTTCTCTCAAGACGAGCAGCTTTTGCTTTCTGTTTTTGTTCGTCAGTCATAATACTTGTAGTAAATTATCATCATTGCGACCACTACAATTGCGGGTATTGCGAGTTGTAGTGTTTCGTCACTCATTTTGGTTAGTTGGTAATAGGGTCATCAAAGACTCGAATGCCTGTTGGGTATGATAGCGGCCTTTAGTATCGCGCAGATTTCTGATCGATTGGAGTAGCACGTCGCGCTCTTTTCGTAGTGTTCCACAAAGCTCTAAAAGTTCCGCTGAATAAGCAGCATTTTTGTTGTGTAAAAGCGTGTAATCCGTTCCGTTCGCGTTCTAGTTCTTCAATTTTTGCTGCAGCATCGCAGATAACTTTTTGTGCTACCGACAAATCTGGATTTGCTCTCAAACCATCAGCTATTGCACGAAGTCCGCTCGGTCTGCGTGCTGCATTTGTTTCTGGTGTCTCAGTCATTTTGGTTGGTTGGTTGTTTGGATGAAACTCCTTCTGGGTCTGGCTGTACTTCGTTTCCGCAAAAATCGCAGATGCCTCCTACAAATCCTCTAGGCTCATTGCAGCATTCCACGATCCATCTATCGTTTTTGAGAATGAACTTGTTGCCATGCTCATCGACATACGTTCCGTCCATCATGGCAGCACCTCCTGCACGGTGATATATTGAGTTCCTTCCATCAATGAATCTATGCTACTTGTTGAAATAATCTTCCCATCTTTAGAAATCAGTACTTTCCATGTGCGCGGTTCTGGTTTGGTGCGGTATTCCTCTGGATCTGCACGGAAATAGATGTCAGAAGGATCTAGGTCATACCACAATGTGATTTCTTCTGATACCACATCTCTCATCTGAATTGTTTTCCCATCTGCCAATGCTTGCACCAAAGGCAGAAATTCATGTGCGTTTTCTTTGTTCATGGTTCGTCTTGGTATGCTATTTCTTCAATTTCTAGTAGTTTATTCACGATTCTGTGGGCAACTGGCAAAGTCATTAACGAGTTCTTTCCTTCTGGGAATTCTACCCCATTAAGTTTCATTACCCACATGCTGCTTTCGATATTATCATCGATGTCTGACTGGTCATCCCAGAGTTCTAAGGTGATTTTCATAGTTTAAAATTGGTCAGCGAGCATGGTTAGCGACATGCGTTTCCCGGATAAGCTGGGCGACTTCGATCAAGTCCATCGCTGGTTGGTTATAGGTTTTCTTGGTAGGTTGTTTCGTCATGCGAATCGTGATCTCTGTCGTCATCTGGATCCGGTCCGGCCTCAGCAGGTCCGTAGCACAACGGACACGTCGTATCAGGATCCGGCCAAGCAGTGGATCCGCAAAGTGAGCATGGGTGGTTCATAGTCCGGCAATTCTTCTGATGATTCTGATCGGTCCCAGCAACGCATCGATTCGTCTGCGTCTGGCAGCAACACGTTCTGCTCGAGCGCCGATCAATTGCGTGATTCTATAGGTGATGACCGGATCCCGGCCGATGATTTCAATCTTCATTTTCTTCTATGGTTAGGATCGTGAGAACGCATCCGGCTCGGCTTGTAACTTCAGTCCATGACTTGGTCACGTCGAGGATAACTACCTGCGAGTCATCCTTCCAGACTCCCATCGCAGTCAGTGCATCGAGCACTGCTTTTGCTAGGTTGTCGGCATCAGGCTTTTTTGTAAAATACCGCTTTGGTGAATTTGGTTTGAGTGACTTTCCATCGGTCTTGAAGTGAGATTTTGGTCGCTCCATCAGAAAGTACAACGACACTTTGATCGGACCATCCAACTGCATATGGTGCAGCTTCTTGGTTTGCCCGGCAATGTCGCTCTTCCATGCCTCAGCAGTGCCGGGATCGTACATCCGCGCCTTGCCATTGCGAGCAAATGCCCGAGGGCGTGGTTGTGCCTTTGGTGTGCCGTAAATCACTCCATCGAAAATTGTTGTGAATTTGGCGATCATCGAGTTGAGATACTTGGGATTTTATAGGCAAGAATTCCAATCTGCGAAGCAATCGCAGCAGCATCTCTGTCTTCATTTTCTTCAAGACTCTTCAACCAGGCTAAAATCTCTCGGCGCTTGTATTCGACTTTCACGAATTCTGGGGCGCCTTGTTGCAGGTCTTTCATCGAGATTACTTCAAAATCCCATACGAATCGAACTCCATCGGCAACTTTAGTGGCTGCCAATTCGCTGGATGCCTCAAATTTGGCTGTCAGCGCATCTTGGCAGGCTTCTGCTGCCTTCTTGGCGTTGATGATATCAGAAATACGATTGGACTGCTCAGCGGCCTCCTGTGCAGCTTCTGCTGTCTCCCGAGCAAGACGTGCAGCGTCGAATGCTTTGCGCTCTTCAATCTCTCGCTGCCTTGCCAATTCTGCCACAGACTCAGCATAGTCACCCATCAGATTCTTGATCCTAGTTTCCTCGACGAGGATCTCGGACAAGAATGAATTGGCGATCTTGTCGATCATTCGACTGGTCTCCAGCACTGGTGCCTTTACTTCCTTGCGTGACTTCTCAACCAAGATTCGCAGCGATGCCAGTTTTCTGACATGGTGCGCAGCATTACTTGATTCATTTTTATCGTCCACCTTCATTACATCAGATGATGCTGATAGGATCGCTTGTTTTAATGCATGGGCCTCGGGCGAGACATGCAGGGAATAATCGCCTCCAGAGAGGATCAATGCGGTAGTTTCTGAGTTCATATTTTTCTTGGGAATTGGTTCTTGGTTCTTAATTCAATGTGACCAGTACAGACGCAATTACCAATCAACAACCATCGACAATAGTGACGATGGCAATGTTGGCAACAGTCTCGTGGACATTTGATTTCTCGTTTTTGTCTGGCAATCAATGCCAGGCGTTGTTGGATTGTTAAAATGGGTGATTCGCCGGGCGAATCGTTTGTGGATGCTCGATGTATTGCAGACGTTGTAGTAGGATCGGTGGCGCAGTCAGTCCGCTTGGGAATACTGCGATCCATGCATGCATTGGATCTTTTGGATCGTTCGTTATCGCCAGCTCGCTCTCGAATGCATTTAGCGCTTCGTGCCACATTGTCATCGCTGGCTGCGCCTCGATCGGAGTCATGTCGATCGACTGACCTTCTGGAACTGCCAATGATCGTTCCTCGTAGTAATCCGGTGCCGGCGCCTTGGGCTTCTCTTTCGGCGCGTTGGCTGACAAGACCAACGCCTTGGGCTTTCCCGGCTGCGCTAATGCTTTTGCTGCTGCCTTTTTAGCAGCGAGGATTTCTTGTATTGTTGCCATATTCGTAAGAAATTACCACCGGAGGATTGGACTCCGGCAGCATTTGCGAATCAGAATCCTAGCTCTTCATCTTCTTCCTCGCCACTTCCAAGCAGCGCCTTTACTTCAAGCAGAGCCGCAATCAGATCGCAGTCTGCTTTGAGTGGTTTTGGCAATGCTTGACCAGTTGGTAGCCACTTCTCAATGAGGCTGTTAACCGCAACCTCGTCGAGGTCACCGAGATCAACCCCAGCATGTTTTCCAACATGCACTTTTACCTTCTGCCAATCTTGGCGAGATTCTTCTGGGGCCGCAGCAGGCGCCTTGCGATATCCGCCAGTATCTCCAGATCCAGCAGGTGCTTGCTCACGATCCTTAACGCGCTTATACGATCCGCTTGGCTTGATCGCCTTAGTCTTATCCGGGGCGATGAAACTGATTACTGCGTACGTCTGACCATTTTGTGCAGCTTCGTGTTGAACGATCAACGACACACCGTGGCCGATCAGCGATTCTGTATCAAACTCATTCAACTCGGCCTTCGTCAGATCACGTCCGAGGATCTTCTTCAGATCCTTACGAAATGCCGACTTCTCGTGCAGCGATTCAGTATAAGGCCGACTCCAAATGCAGCAGGAATTCCCCTGGTCATTTTTTGCTTCAGTCTCATAGACCAAGCGGAATGTCTCCCGCTCACCATATTGAGTCTGACTAGTCTTCAATGGAGTGATGTCGACGATGACTCCGTGGATTGTTCCTTCAGTTTCTGGATGTGGTTGGAAATTTGAGTTTCCACTGCGTTCTCTTAATATCATAGTTCTATTTTTCTAGTTGTTATTTTGTTTACGATTCAAGGCATTGGCCTCGAAATTTTTTTCTATTTGGGAAATGTTAAAAAGACGGCAGGCGTCTCCAAGCAATCGACATGCGATAAATCCAAAGCAAAAGCCAAGGATTGCCACAAGAATGCCGGCAGTCATTTGCAGACTCAGCAGCAGACCAATGCTAGCAAAAAACAATGCAATGCTGATGGTTCCGCAGCCAATCGCCCATGAGAGGAAATACCTTGCCACTTTAAGTGTGCGTTCTGAGCGTTTCATGTTTTCTAATGTGGTTTTCTACTACTTCAAGAATGTTTTCTTGCCAGCGAACTGGCGGTGTTTTGTGACCAGTTTCAAACTTCTCAATCGAGGATCTTGAGTACTGGACGAGTGATGCTATCTCTACTTGAGTCAGCCCGGCAATTTTTCGGAGTCGCTTGAGGCGCTCACCGAATCGTTTTTCTTTCTTCATAAAAGAGTCTTGAGATAAAGCAATGCGTAAAAACAAGCAATTGAGACTACGCCAAGTACTGATGAAAGAATGAGTGCCAACCATGTTGGCGGGTTTGATAGGATTGAGATGACTTTCATGTCTGTAAAAATAGTGCGGAACGATTGGACCTCCGCATGGTTTTATTTTGAACGGATTACAATAGAGTCGGAGTTGCGAGCGAAGCAGCGAAACCCAGCTGGCACCACATTGCCAGCGACAATAAAATTGGCAGGGATCGCTGCGCCTCTCGGACGATTTTCCAATTTGGCATTAACGGCGTAAATGGAGCTGCCATCGTATATCCAAAATGGTGCGCTCATTTTATATGCGCTCCGGTATGAGGTCGGAACTGATGATCTCGTAGCATTCGCAGCGAGAACAGTAAAACCAGCCTCGGTCAAATTGGCAATTGATTGCGCCAAATTGTTTGCCTCCCAATCGGATAGTGAGGCGTGAGTGAATTTTTTGAGCGATGCTGGTGCTTCGATGATTTGGATTTCGGTTGTTGTCATTGTTTTGTTTGGTTCGTTGATTAGGTCGCCATCAGCGGCGACAGGGAGAGAATTGCACATGACGATGATCCTGTCGACATCTTTTTCGCACAAAGTGAAAAAAAATTTCATTTTGTGAAAGTCCTCGACAATCTGCCCGTTCCGTGATAGGCAGTTTTCTCGCTCAACAAAGCGCCAAAATCATACGATGAAAGCCATATCAGAAGTACTCGCCGAGAGGAAAAAAGCTAAAAAACCGCAGAAAAGTAGTCCATTGATCGACTTTTACCCGAATGCCGAGGCTCGATCGCCGGCAGCATCGACTACCATCGAGGATCTGCTGGATGCGATAAAATCAGATGAATACGCAAAGCAAGTTGCCAAGGTGCGCGACTTCATCCAAGCGTCCGACAAGGCAAGCGCAGATTCATGGAAGCGCATGCTGCCGGCAGTCTCGATCAGCGGTACAATCTCTGATGGAATGCGTAAGCAGGCAGTCCAAGAAGGTCGATTTATTCACTCTGGATACATCCAGCTCGATATCGACGGTAAAGATAACCCAGATATCAAGCTGGATCTCATCGCCAAGACTCTCCAAGCAGATCAGCGAATCGTCGCAGTCTTTCAATCGCCAAGCGGAACAGGTATCAAAGGAATCGCTCGGATCTTGCCAGATGCATCGAAGCACAAGGAATCGTTTTTCGCTGTCGAGGAGCATTTTAAATCACTCGGAATCGCGATGGACAAGGCAACCAAAGATCCCGGTCGCCTGTGCTTTGTCACTCACGATCCGAATGCATTCATTGACCTGACGCGAACTGATTATTTTGAACCACTCGACCAATCGCTTGATGAATTCAAGGTTCAGGCACATGCGCAGAGCGCTGGACTAATCTTGTCTGCCAACACCGAGTCGGAGCTTACGCTCGATGATCTGAGAGATATGATCGCCAATATCCAACGCCCTGGTTACCAAGAATGGTTGGAGATTTGCTCTGGTGCATGGAATCACTTTGGCGAGGACGCAACCGCGGTGTTGCAAGCACAATGGGCCGAGGAACAAGTTGGTGAATATGCAGAGAAATTTAGGAATCGACTCCAACAATTCACGGTGGGAACAGTTTGGCACTTTGCTGTGCAGCATGGATGGTCGCCAATAAAAGTGAAGGGACGCATTGCTACATCAAATTCAATCAAGGCTGCGCTCGTTCAAGCGCCGGCTGCGACAAGTGGATCGACTCAGATTTGCTACTCACCCGCGGATCTCTTTTACGATCAACCGTCTGGTCGATATTTGATCAAGGTAGAAGATGCATTTCACTCGCACAGCAAGATCCGTCCGATCGTTACTGGGATTACCCGTTATCTGGCGCCACAATATACGAAGCCAGATGATCTTAAGATGGCAGTGCAGAGCGCTATCGCCAGCCGTGAACTTGATGGTGGTGTACAATGGACTGGAGCAATGGCAGGCAAGCGTATTGGCATCATGCGAGATCATTCCGGTCTGCCAATCTTGATCACTAGCCAAGGTCGACCACCAACGCCAGAAGCAGGCGAATTCTCGCTCATCGCTGAAATACTCAATACCGGACTCGGCAACAATGAGGACGCGCTCATGGTCTTTGTCTCATGGCTTGCAGGCCGATATCGGGCAGTCATTGGCGGCGAGCATATCCCATCACCCATGATGGTGCTGGCAGGTGAGGTAAACAGCGGAAAATCTCTGCTCGCATGGATCGTTGGACAGGTGCTTGGTGGCAGGATCTCCAACCCATACGCAGCTTGGTCTGGTGGCACACTCTGGAATGACAACCTAGTTGGATCGGAACTACTGCTGGTCGACGACTGCGTTGGATCGACCGAGATCAAGACGCGACGCAATTTTGGGGCCGCATTCAAGGAGGCGATCTACCCGCCAGTCATCGAGCTGCGCAAGCGAAACAACTCGTCGATCTCATGCCGACCAGTCTGGGCCGTCATGGTCTGCTGCAATGATACGCCAGAGGCTCTCAACATCATTCCGCCACTCGACTCGGATCTGTCTGACAAGGTGGTCTTGCTCCATGTCGCCAAGATCAAGCCACATGTCGACACGTCGACGCCAGAAGGTCGCAGGCAATACCAGAAGATGCTGGAAACCGAACTGCCGGCATTCGTGGCCATGCTCGATGAGTGGGAGACTCCAGATCACTTGAAGGATTCTAGATCCGGCGTGAAGGCGTGGCGTGATCACGAATTGATGCGCGAACTGGATGCCACAAGTCCGACAAAGCGCCTGCTGGATCTGCTCATTGTCTCGACTCAAAACCTCGGCGTCTGGCATGATCTCAACCGCGAATTCACCGCATCAGAAATCGAGTCGAGAATGCTCGATCAGGATGGGACCGTGCGCGATCAAGCTAGGGCATTGTTCTCGTGGTACGGAGCCTGCGGATCGTATCTTGCGAAGCTGTCAAAGGTGCCGGGAAGTGGTGTTGTCCTCGGTAGCCGGGACGAACATACAAAGATCAATCGGTATCTTCTGAGGTTCTGAATTGGCATTGAAAAAACTTTGAATGCCAAAACCTACCGACTGAGTGGTCAGTGCGTAGGAATTCAAACGATCGTTTGAAATTGTCGTTTGAATGTCCAAAATGGCCATTTTCGGCATTTTCTGCGGGGACTAAATGATTTTTGCGGGGAGTTCATTTGAGTAGTACCCGCAAGAAATCGCTATATTCTATAAGGGCTACAGCGCGCTGCGGGGACTGCGGGGACTACTTTACTACTTTCTATTTTTTTTAAGAATATATAAGAGAATAGGGGGTACACCCGCCAAATAAAAATGAAAACATGCGTTTCAGTCCCCGCAGTCCCCGCAAGGCTCTACAACCTATATAGCTCTAAGGCAAAATCTGCGGGGACTACTCAACTGAACACCCGCAGATTGATAAAATGGCATCAAGATGCATTTTTTTGCGTGAGATTCCGATTTCTCACGCAACTTTACAACCTACTTGACATATTTTGAGTTTTCTGGCATTTGAAGTTCACGCGAACGCCATTGTCCGAATGAACACCGATCACGATCTATTCTGGATACAAGAGCATGATCCGAATCTCTATCGAGAGGCAGCGGACTGTCTCATGCGCGTCATGCACGGCGCAATCGAGCGTCAGGTCGATAGCGTCCAGAAGTGGGGCATTGCATTCGCGACCAACAATCCGATCTGCTCAAACCGCAGCATGGCCGAGATCGCGTCAATGCTCGGATGCTCTAAGGCGTCGCTGTCATATGAGGCGCGGCGATTTTGCACCGAGCATGGACTTCCGCCGAGCAGATACATGCGATCCGAGGCGACCTCAGAAGCATCACGGAAATCTCGCAAACGTCACATAGAACACAAAACACATGAACGAACTCGAATCAGCAGTCGCACAGCAAATTAAGCATTGGCACTCAAAGGCAGAAGCATTTGCCAATGACGCCAAGACCAGCGCAGCAGATGCTATGTCATCCGCAGTCAATGCTGGCAACTTCATCGCCCAGGCCGAGCAACTCTCCCGTGGCAAGATGCTCGCCTGGCTGCGAGACAATGTGCCGGACATTACGATTGAGAGGGCCAAGGCATATCTCTCGATCTTCCGAACGTCCGAGGCTAGGTCCGAGATGGTGATCGACCATAGGCAGTTGTTACTCCTCGGAGTGATCGACCAGAAGATCAGCAATCCGTCCGAGGTGGCGCCAACGAAGATCGACTCACCAAAGTGGATGGGGTGGAAGGGCAACATCTGTGCATGGTTTCACAAGGAAACGGCGCAGCGTCCGATTGAGCGCTGGACGCCCGAGGAGCGGCACGAGGTGGCCAATCAACTAAAGCCTCTAGTCGAGATCTACGAGAGGCTCAGCGGTCAGCAGTGAGGCATCAGCGCCTACCCCCTATGGGAACCCTATATCCTGTCAAATCCATCGGAGTTGCGCCTCAT